TATCAATACTATTGTTTTCACAGTATTGGACTATAGCTTCAATGTAGTTGATATTTCCAGTTTTAACAAAATTTTCAATGTCAGTAGAAAATTTAGATTGACTTAAAAATTTATTCTTAAGTTCACGTTGTAGATCAGTGAGAATTTCCATAAGCCTGCAGTTTTTCTTCTATGAATTTTTTAATGTATCGAGTAAGCAGAGCAATATAAACTCCCAAATTTGTCTTTATAAAAACTTTAACCTTACCTTCAGGAGTTACCATAATAGTAACCAGTTGCTTTACTACCTTTCCAGTCAATTCGTGATACATGCAGGCGTAGGCTACTTCTTGAACAAAGTACTGTTGAATCCACTCCTCAGGTTTAATTTTCTTTGAAGTTTTAAAGTCAATAACCGCAAGCTCTCCATTATATTCAGCAATACAATCAACTCTTCCGGCAATACCAAGATAGTCACTGTATAGTGAGCTTTCAATTGCATGAATATTTGTTATATTATCTAGCTCTGATTTTACAGAATCAAACATGAAGTAGGCTTCTTCATCATATCTATCAGATTCAAGTAATTTATTTTCTAAGTAATCTTGACAAATTTGGTGAAAATTTGTACCCCTCGTTGTAGATTCTTTACAGATTCTATCAGCTTCAACATTCCCAACTCGTTCACGCCATTCCTTAAAGATTTGGCGATTGTAGTGAGACGTTACTGAAGTAATTGAGGGGTACATATTACCCGTAGGTGTTGGATAATAGCGAATTCCATCAAGTGTAGTCGATTCCATTTCTGGAAGTTCAATCTCAATATGCTTAAACATTATAATCCTAGGTTGTGTTTGTTTACAAGGTAAGACTTAACAAGACCCGAACGTACAATATCATCAACACCAAATTCAACACATGCAAATTCAGGCATTGCATGTAAAATTTTTGTAAAGTCAATAATACCAGTTTTTTCGTTTTGTCGTATCAAGTCAGTTTGATTGGCGTCACCGCAGAACATGATCTTAGAGTTTTCACCAACTCTAGTAATTATACTATCAAGTTCATGAAAATTCAAGTTTTGGCATTCGTCCACAATGATGAGGCAATTATCTAGGGTAGTTCCCCGAATGAATGAGGTACTCCAGAAACTAATCGTTTCCTGAGCCTTTAGATTATTATATAAACCCTCAAAATCATTGTCATCATTTAGCTTAAACATATACTTTACCATATTCTTATAGGGAATCTGATAAAGAGATGCCTTATCCTCATGAGTTCCTGGAAGAAATCCAATTTCTCTTGTAGCTACTAGTGAACGAACAATGTAAATTTTATCATAGGGAGTAAGTAAATCTAAAACTTCCCGCAGAGCAAGATATAGAGTAATGAAAGTTTTACCAGTGCCAGCGCACCCGTAAGCAAAAAGATTTTTCCCTTCAGAATATGCATCAAATAGTTTTTCTTGATTTGGGGTAAGTGGCTTAATGTCAAGTAGAAAGTCATTATTAATCGCTTTTTTTCTTCTCGTCTCCTTTACTGAAAGATTGACGGGAGGCTGATTAGACGTTCTCTTTCTTGCCATTGGTTTTACTTGTAGGGTTTTACTACTGAACCTGGAATTTTTGAAACACGTTGTAGAACTTCATTCCATCCACCATCAGTCTTATTCTGAAAATCACCAACACCACTAATGGTATTGGCAGCATATGGAATTTGTACTAAATTTGGATTTTTGGCTAGAAAGGTTTCCCGTTCAGCCATATACATCCATTGTTCAAACACTTCATCAGTAGCATTATCTTTAAATTTGTAGGTTGGCATAATTTTAGGTTATAATGATTGAAGGAGCATCCATACAAGACCAATTCAGTGCTGCAGATATTGTTGGAAATTGATCAGTAAAAATACACTTACACTTCTCCGCAATTTGCATGTGTTCTTTTTGAGTACCATGAGCACTCCTAAGATTAATATAATGAATCCATGATCTAACACTTCCCGTCATGTATAGACGGGTCATGGTTGCTTGAGGAAGTATGAATCTTGCAGACTCCTTAGCAACACCATTATCTAGCATATGCTTATACAGAGATAGACCTTGATCAAAATATGTTTGAATCTTCTTCTGCATAATATCTACAAAATCAGGATCTAGATCGTCAGTGGAATTCTGACGATTCTTAGTATCCTGCTTGCGAAGATTTGGAACGGGAAGTTCTAGTTGCAATTCAGTACTATCAGCATATCTTTGAGAAAATTGTTGATATGTGAAAGAACGATGGCGAAGAATCTGAGTGGCAATGGCAAGAGATGTATTGATCTCCAGAGTCATATATGCATGTTCAAAGATGCTCCAGTGTTGATTTTTGATGCAATACTTAATTAATCCCTCAAAAGATCCATTTTCTTGATTTTTTGGATTTGAAACCCGAGCACAATAGGCAATATGCGGTTCAGCTCCGGGAGTTGCCGTTACTAGATTAACTGTCTGTTTCATTGAATAAATTATTCTTAAGGAATTTTTTACGCTTTTTGCGAAGAATTGCACGGTCCATCTGCATCCTCATATATTGAATTTCTTCAGGAGCATATAAATGTTCCCGTCTTAAAGCAGTTTTTACCAATCTGATAATTTGTTTATCCTTCATAGTTCGATGCGTATATCCTAAGTATATTACACATTTTAAGTTTTGTCAAGCCTTGCCATATCCAGGCAGTTTTTGCTTAGCTGCCGATTGTGGGGTTATGCCAAGCTTCTTAGTATACTGTTGGGTATTCTGCAATGCAGTTCCATATTCCCGCTTTGATGCTNCAGCATCTCTTTCACGCTGCCCACCAAAGTTCAGCGATCTTTGTACATTTCTCCACGCACCTCCAGGTGTTGCATTTGAATCCCTAGACGCAGTTGAAGGTCTTGAAAGATATGTTGCCTGACCACCCTTAAAGGCTAAATCTCCAACCACTTGCTTCCCACTCTTAGGATCACGAATTAGTTGAGTTGACGCAAGTTGTGCCGTCTTTCTCTGAGCACCAGATCCAGTGGAGATAAATGATCCTCTATCAGTTTTACTGACAGTAGTTGGNCCACCAATGCCTCGAATTCCAGATCCAGAAGTTGCACCATATGTGTTTGATTTTGCCGCAACTTGTCTTGACTGTTGTACTGCTCTTGTAGATGCCGCTTGTGCTTGAGTTCCAACTTTCTTTTCTCCAGCAACAGATCCGTACTGCACAGGAACAACTTGACCACCTGCTTTAGCAGCACCAATTCTGATAGGTTTATATTCCGGGGCCGGATTTCCAACACGATCTCTCCTATATGCCATAATTTTTTCGGCATTAGGATCATTATAAGTATATCCTTTAGTATCCTTTCCAGTTGCTAAGAATCTATCAAATCCCGATTCTCCACCAGAAGGATCAATTTGTTTTATAATCCTATAATTACCAACATCCTTGCTTCCTGATGGAGCAGATGAACTTTGTCCAGCACCACCCAGAGCGATTGATGTTATAGGATTTGTATAAAGAGCCGCTGTTCCCAATCCAAAATCTTTAGCAGTACGAACATTTGCTCTTGTATTTGGATTTTTAATTTGATCAATAGCAGCATCTGCAGCAATGTCTGCACCAACATATGCACCTTGTCTTGCTATACCAGTTCCAATGTTTTTTAATTTATTGGTAGGTTTTGGTGTTGAAGTAGATGTTGCTGATGGGGTTGCTCCAGATGAGGAATTGCCTGTGGGGTTTCTAGGAGTGCTATAGCCCCCCTGAGAGTTNCCCGGAGATCCAGGTTTACCCGTAGCGTTAAATGGCTCACCAGAGGCTGTAGAGGTCCCTCTGGGGGAAGTCTGTTGCGTTCCAGAAGATTGTTTAGCTGTATTATAGGTCTTTAAAAATTTAGCACGAACCTTTCTAGCATATTCCGCAGTGGAAGGATTTGCCTTGACCCATCTCTCAAAATCCTGATCATCCATTGCAGCAACTCCCTTACCAGCTTGCTCAAGAATTACAGTAAGACTATCTTCCTGAAATTGGTTAAAAGTTTTCATATTTCTTATCTTTTCTATATTTATCTTCTCTTACGTTTTACGTCATCAGGTTTAGTTGCCCCATATAGTTTTGGATTTATTCTACCCTGAGTATATGACATAGATTGGACTACATCTTTACCAAATTTATCATAGTATGCATCAAAGACCTTGGACTTGGTGTACGATTGCACAATATCTAAAAAAATAGTGCCATTAAGTTTATACTGTATCAAGTGTGAATTGCTTGGCAAATTTTTAGAATTTGCCAAAGACCTATCACAATTTTCATGAAGTATTTTTATGCTGTATTTTTTAAGATTTTCCTGCTCGTCTTTAGACCAGAGAGATTTTATACTAGGTTCGGTCTCCCCACTGGATTTGTTGGAAGGCTTCTCTGACGACATTTTGGGTGATTCTATATTTTGTTCCAAGTTTCTTATCCTTTACTAAACATACAACTTCGGCTTCATCCTGTTGAAGAGACTCAATCATCTGAATAAAAAGAACTTCCTTTTTTGCGGAAGTCATTTCATAATCCCCACCTTCGATAAAATGATAGAATTTTCTATGTTCGCTCGAAATGCGTGTATGTTCAGTTCCAGCTGGAGCATCATTTGGGGTATATGGAACTTCACCTTCAGGTAAACATGAGGTGATTGACGGATCAAAATTCCAAATCAATACTGCCTTTAGTGCAGGAGTTTCATTACTACGAAGAATTTCAATCTTCTCTTCCTTTGTTTTTGCGTTTGATACTTTTTGTAAAATTTCCGAAATCAACGGATTGTTAGGCAATTTCATTTCATCTCCTTTTAAATTAGTCTTCGTAGTCATCTTCAAAAAAATCTTCGCTAGGTTCAAATCTAACAGCTATCAATTCATCAGGAATTAACATTCCATTCTCATCATACATTTCTGGGTGATACTGCTCCTCTACCTTTTCCCAAAAGTAGTCTTTAGCAATCCATCCAATTACCCCACCGACAATCAAAAATAGTACAGAAAATAAAATACTAAATGTTGCCGCTATTACGGTTAATTCCATCTGAGGGCTCCTTTACTTTTGGATTCATTATATCTAAAGAAAACTCAAAGTAAATGGTCACTTTTTTGCGAAAGACATTAATAGTCTTACCAAAACTCATTAGGCAGGTTTTAGTAATTGGAACTTTCTTCCTAGAACGAAGCATTAATTCAACACCTTTATTTATCGCACTAAGCTTCATAATTATTTTGGATATACTTTGCTAGATCGGTACACCCCCCAATTAAAGAATCCTCAACAAGAACTCTAGGGAAGGTTGATCCCTCCCCAAACTTACCAATAAAGTCTTCTCGTTGGAAATCTCTTCCAAGCTTATACTCAGAATAACTCAAATTGAGAGATTCTAACAGCTCTTTTGCCTTAACACACCAAGGGCAATAGTCCCGAGTATATATTAAAAAATTGTTCATAGTAAGATAATAATTAAAGGAATTACTACTGCACCATATCCTATCATAGAACCAAGGATTATGTCAAGCACTTCAAGACCAGTTTTAAAAATCATATACCTCTAGGAATAATAGTCATTTTGGGGAATTTAGATTGTAGTGCATTTATTATAAAATCGCAGGCAGTCTTAGGATCAGTATGTTCGCCACAAGTAAATATATCTACTGCAGCATATTCCATTTCTGGCCAAGTATGTATACTAATATGACTCTCCGAAAGTAGACAAATTGCGGTTATTCCCTGAGGCGTAAATTCATACTTCACTTCTTCCAAAAGGGTCGAATTAGATTGAACAATTGCCTCTCGAAGTGTGAGCATGATATATTGAGAATCGTTTAACAAATCTACATTGCAGGAGCAAAGATCTAAAATATAGTGAACTCCTAGTACTTTATGTTGTGACATTTAACATATTTTTTATACTTGATATTTAGATAAATTAATAAGCCTTATTCCTTCTTGGACGATAAGCAAAAACATTTTCTGGNGNATCAGGTCTCATCCATTCTGTGATCTTATCATAGTTCTCAATAGAGAAGAAACACTGATTGTAATACCATTCTTCCCAGGGAATATGACCTTTAGATTGATTGCAAGAATGACAGCAGGCAACTACATTCGGTTTAATATCTAATCCACCCTTACATTGGGGTATAACGTGATCTAGTGTAATGTCTTCTTTAGATTCGCAATAAGCACACTCGTGATTCCAGGCATCTTTTATATTATGTCTCCATAATCGTTTTGCCTCCGATTTATTTGTTGCTTGAAGATTAAACAGATAGTCCTTAGGCGAGTGCAGAGGAACCATACGTGTTTGCGACTTATAAGTATTTATTCTAAGTTTTTTAATTTAATCTTATGACTATTCTTACAGGCATCTCTTCCCCAAATACGAATTAAGCCATCTACATAAGAACAAACTTTTTTCTTTCCCCCGCAGTATGGACATTTTGCATCTGGAGGATCGGATAAGTAGCCCTCAGGTGTATACATCTTATAAGTTATTCAATACTTCTCTAAACAATAGATTCCATCTTTTTCTAGAATCGCAGAACAGGAATCACACCAGTCTCCACAGCACATATACATCACNTTACCAAACTGACGAATATTTCCCGAGTGAATATGCCCACAGATAATTCCGGCATACTTCTTATCTTGCTGAATACAATATCCAATAATATCATTCTCATACCTATCAATATATTCTCTACCTCTTACAGTATTCTTTAAGTAATGAACCAAAGAGAAACGAAAGAACCGATTCAACCAGATACTTAAAGGTGTAACTAACTCATAACCTCTATTGAACATTAACTGTTTCCAAGAACCCGAAGAATATTCAGAATACTTATCTCCGTGAACACATAGGAACTTATTTCC